TTACGTTGTCAGCTTTTCTGCCATACGCTCGAGTAGTTTCCAGTCCTTCGGCTCTAAGTCGGCCAACATGACAACCAATCGCTTACGAAATTCTTTGTCGTCATTACGTGCAATCTCTGCAGCAAAGTCCATAATTTTATCGCTGGCGGCAGTTGGCGCTGCGAACATTTCACCTTCTCCGGTGCGCAGCCATGATTCATTGACGCCAAATTCGCGGCAGATGTCACTAATTGTACGTTCACTGGGAGATTTAGCACCAGAACAAAGTTCGGATGCAAACGGCTGTGAAATGTGCAACCTGTTTGCAAAGTCGATTCTTTTTAATCCAAGCTCTTCAAGAATTTTTTTAATACGTTCGTTCATCGGTTTTCGCCCCCCTTACAATCTGCATTGTATCACGCAGGTAAAGCCATGTCAACAAAAGAGTATAGCTCGGCTATGATTTTGTTCTTATCGATGCCACTTGGCTATTCCGTAGTCACTTACAGATAAAGCCAAACAAAAATCCCCGAAAAGCCAGGCACGAAGCCACTTTTCGGGGATTTTACTTTGGAGCTACTGATCCGATTCGAACGGACGACCTGCTCATTACGAGGGCGTCAATATTTCCGATTTTATAACATATCTGCGTTAAAATAGAAACTGCTTGCGCCACCTCTTGCGCCACCGTCCTTGCCGCGGAAGGTGGCGCAGTTTCTGCATATTTACCGGTCGCTTGCCGCCCGTCCGCCTCACTTCACACTCTTCTTCAGGCGCTCAAACTCGGCGTCAGCCTGAATGGCCTCCTTGGTGAAGGAATTGTTGAACCACCAGTTGACCAGCGCAGACACGGTGGTGAAGCCGGTGGAGATGAGCTGCTCGAGCTGGGCGCTCTCGATGGGCAGCACGGGCTTGCCCAGAGCACTCAGGATCTGGTTGATGAGGGCCAGAGCCAGCACAGCGGTGCGGGCGATGGTGGCAGCGGAAACGGTGCGGTTGGCAGTGATGTGTGCGTTCATAGCTTAATTCCTTTCTCTTTCGTGTTCGTGATCTTCTAAGTCAGATATCCGGTGGTTAGCCACCTTCATCTGTTCTTCTAAAATGGGTACGCGGCGGGCAAAGTTGTTGTGCTCCCGCACCTCGCGGGTCAGCTCCTCCAGCTTGGTGTCAGTCACTGCCTGACTTTTGCTGTTGGCGATGAGTACGCCGATGAGGGTCACGGCCCCGGTGATGAGGGCGGCGAGAATTGTTTCCATCGGAATCACCCCCTCACATACTCCACCGGCTCTTATTCGCCCGGGTGTCGATATGCACCCAGCCGGTCTTGCGGGCAGGGTGTTTTGCATCCTTCGGGTAGCGCCCGATGCCGCCGCGCCCGGGAAGCAGGGTCTCGGCGTAGGCGGCGACAGTCGCCACCGGTACACCCTGGACGTAGAAGTCCGCTGCCCGGCCCAGCAGGTGCTGGCTGGATTTCGCCCCGCCCACGGCGGCGTTGTGGGCGGCGGTGCGGTAGCCGCTGGTGATGTGTACCGGCTTGCCGAAGTGCTCCCGGATGCACTGGAGCAGCACCACAAGCTCGTCGTCCACTTTGACGGTGTCAGAGCCGGTGCAGGCAAACTCACGTACCCGGAAGCCGGGCGAGAGCTGGCGGGTGCCGTCTTTGCTCAGGGTATATTCACGGATGGACATTCTGAATCCTTTCTCCTCTCTGACTCCCCTATCAGGGGAGCTGGCGCAAAGTGCCTGAGAGGTTCGTCCTTTCTTTTTTGCTTGACAATAGCGGATATATCCGCTATACTGGATATAGGATAAAACCACTTTCGGGAGGTGAAGATGTGCAGGAATATGAAATTGAGTTCTATGACAAACCGGATGGAACAGAACCGGCCAAAGACTTCATTCTGAGCCTTGATACGAAGATGAGAGCCAAAGTTTTGCGCACGATCGGACTGCTCCGGGATGCCGGGTCGTCGCTGCGGGAGCCTTACTCCAAGCCGCTGGATGATGGCATCTTTGAAATACGCACCAAACTTGGCTCCGATATTACCCGGGTACTCTACTTCTTTGTGGTTGGGAAGAAAGTCATCTTGACCAACGGATTCGTGAAAAAGACCCAGAAAACACCCCCGGTGGAGATCGCTCTTGCAAAGCAATACCGCGCAGACTATCTCGCGCGAAAGGAGACTGAACCATGACGAACTTCAATGACTTTTTGGCTGAACAGATGAAAGACTCTGCTTTCAAAGCAGAGTGGGATGCCCTTGACCCGGAGTTTTCCGTCATCGAGGCGATGCTCAAGGCCCGGAAGGAAAGTGGTCTGACGCAGAAACAGCTCTCGGAGCGGACTGGCATTGCCCAGACCGACATCAGCAAGCTGGAGCGGGGCAACGGCAACCCTTCGATCCGTACTCTGCAACGTCTTGCGGCAGGCATGGGAATGAAGGTTAAGATCGAGTTTGTCCCAGTCACGGCAAAGTGAATACTGCTCCTCCCGCAGCCCCCACCCGGGGGCTGCTTTTTGTTGCGGCGGGGTCAGGAGCCTTCCCGTTACGCCTCCCCGGTGATGTCCCGATACTGCTCCGGGGTGATCTCCCCCTCGGCTACCCGTTTAGCCAGCTCCCGCTTGACACCGGCGCGGCGGCTTGTGGGCATCTCTGCCCACTTTCTGGTGCCGGCGATCAGTCTGTTTGCCCAGATTTTATCCATTTTGAAGTCCTCCTTACTTGTTGACGGCGGCATCCAGCTCGCACAGCGAGTCCTCGATAGTCGCCAGCCGCTCCTGTGATTCCATGTCCTGCTCGCACATGGCGTCCTCGATCCCCGCCACGAGGCCGGGCATCTCTCTGAGCATCCGCTCCTCTTCCAGCTTCTTGTGGAGCTCTTTCAGGCTCTTTTCTGTTTTGTACAGACTCATCCGATAACACCTCCGATCATGGTCAGCGTCCCCCCGGTGCCGCTTTCACCCCGGGCAATCGTCACCTTGTAGTTGAACGCAAAGCCCCGGGCGGCGGTCTTGTTGGTAAAGGCGTGGTGTACAAAGGCCCTGCTCTCGCCGCGCTGGATGTCGGTGCAGTTCTCCCACACGGGGCTGTCGTCTAAGGCGTTATTGGTCATCTCCACGCTGAGGCTCATGTCTGTCGGGAAACTGCCCTCCAGCGTCAGCGCGGCCACGGTAATGGTGTCGTCCGCTGTCATGGGCTGGGCCAGCGAGAGGACGGCACGGGTCACATTTTTGGTAAAGGTAGCGGTCCACTCTGTCGTGGTCTTTCCGTCGTCCACTTCCAGCGTCAGGGTGTTTTCTCCGTTGAGGATCTGTTGGAAAAGCACCTTCTCGCTCAGGCACGATACAGTGAGTTCGGTGCCGGAGGCCACGTTCTCGCGGACGGCCAGCTCCACGCCGTTCACCTTTTCGGTGATGGTCATGGGGTCGCCATCGCCGTCGGTCACGGTGTAGGGCAGTGTAAACGGTTCGTTTTTCTCGCCCAGCTCCGCGCCGCTCTCGCCCGCATCGGAAGTCACTTCCGGAGGCTGGTTCACAGTCGGGAAACCGTCCTTGTCGATGTAGAGTGTCTCCGGCAGGGTGAAACAGGGGAGGGTGGCCAGTCTAGTTTTAGACCTATCGACTTTATAGACCGATATACTGGAGCCGCTTGCGCTGGAAACGGCATAATAATAATCGTAATCGTATTCATTTTCGCCGTCTTCTTTATGATAGCCGCTCGATGTTGGGTTTGGACTTCTTGTCCAGAAAGGAGTGTCGCTGGCTGTTCGGATATATCCTACCCGGGTTCTGGCTGCCGCCGAAAGAGCCGAACCATCCGCAAGCTGATTTATATAATAATCTGAAGCTACGTTAAGCTCTTTTACTGATAGTGAAAAGAAATTTGCAGAACCTGTCTGTACTTTTGTAAGGATTCCGAAAACGCTGTTAGTATATTGGTATTTATAGCTTGTGGTGGAGATCCATTTTTGTACGGCAGCTGTGAACTTGTCCAGAGTCAAATTCGCCGGACTCTCCCGGCAAAACAGCGTCCGCCCCTTCCCGTTCAGGCCACTCTCGTAGTTGTGGGCCAGCACGTAAAACTTTACCTTGCTGCTTCCCTCGTTCAGGTATACAAAACCGTCACCAACGGCCAAATCTTTGATCTGCATATTTCTGATCCTCCTTCCTCTCAAAACTCCACCCGGCTCGCCGCCTTGTTCCACACTCCCTCAAGTGCCACGCCGTCCAGCGTATCAAATGCCGAAACAAAACTGATACCGGCTACATCTGTGCCATGCACCATCTCCAAGAGTTTGATGCGCACGCCGGTGGCGGAGGCGTCCGCGGCAGCGCCAGAGAGGGTGAGGGT